GATCTCGGCGTTTTTTGTGGGGAAGAAACTGCGGGGAGTTTGAGACAGTGGGATGCGCCGGCTGGGGTCGGCGGCAGGACTTGACGTCGTAAAAGCGGCGGCAAACCGCCGCACTCCAAAACTCGGCGAAGAAGATGATCGAGCGGACCTTACTCAGCGCATCGTACGACCCATTTGATCGGCAGAGAGAGTTTCACAATTCAAGAAAGAAATATCGCCTGTTCGGCGGTGCCGCAGGCCCGGGCAAGACCAGAGCGCTTCTCTCGGAGGCGATTTTTCAAGCGCTGCTCAACGGCAGAAGCGACACGCTGCTGATGCGGAGGACGTATCCAGAGCTGGAGGGTTCTCTGCTGGCACAGTTTCGGCGCGATGTGCCGCGCGACCTGTACCAAAACTACAACGAAGCAAAACACCTAGTGACCCTGACGAACGGTTCGACGATACGGTTCGGCTACTGCCGCAATGAGAATGACGTTTATCAGTATCAGGGCGCGGAGTTTTTGTTCATCGGGATCGACGAGCTGACGCATTTCACGTTGAAGCAATGGCAATTCCTGACTTCGCGAAATCGCTGCCCGATCCCCGGAACTTTTCCGTGCATGGCGGGGGCAACGAATCCCGGGAACATTGGGCATGCCTGGGTCAAAGCGCTGTGGGTGGACAAAGCCCCGCCGCCGGGATATGAGCGGCCGGAACAGTACGATCCGGGGGATTACGACTTCATACGCGCGCGCATTGCCGACAATCCGATTTACGCGAATGACCTGAATTACCGGAAGACGTTGGAAGCGCTCCCGGAACAACTGCGGAAAGCTTTCCTGAACGGGGACTGGGACGTTTTCGCGGGACAGTATTTCGACCTGTTTGAGATTGGGCGGCACACGGCACGGCCGGAAGAGATCGGCATGCAGGCCTGGTGGCCGCGATGGATTTCGATTGACTGGGGATTCCAGCATCCCAGCGCGGTGTATTGGCACGCGGCGGAGCCGTTGGCAGCGATCAGTAATCAGCGATCAGCGACCAGGAATCCAGCGCCAGGCAGCAATGCAGGGGGCGACACTGCGGCGAGGATCATAACGTACCGGGAGTTCGTGCAGAACGGATTGTCGCCGCGGATGCTGGGGCAGGCGATTGCGGAGCGCTGCAAGGGCGAGAAGATCCAGGAGATTTACCTTTCACCGGATGCGTTTGCGCACCGCACGAGCGAGGCTTCGATCGCGGAGCAACTGGGAGAGGTGCTGGCGGCGAATGGAATGCCGCGGCCCTCGCCGGCTGATGACGACCGGATTGGCGGATGGCAGTTGATGTACCAGTTGCTGGAGCAGGACGCCTGGGTAATCACGGAGAATTGCGCGAAGTTGATCGAGTGTTTGCCGCAACTCGTGCGGGATAACCGGCGGGTCGAGGATGTGCGCAAGGTGGAAGGCGACGATCCAGCCGACGCGGCGCGCTATGGCATAGTTCCCGGCGCAAGATACGCCGGTGTTGGGGCACACCGAAGTGCGCCCGGGGCGGGGCAGGCTCCGCCCCTTTATTCTCAGATGCGATTCATGCCCGGGATGCCGCTGGGCGAACAGATCGCGCGCCTGGTCACGGCGGAGGACGCCACTTCGCGCGCGATACAGTTCCAGAGGTTGGAGGCGGAGGCGCGCAAGCAGTTCGGCCCCCAACGCTTGCCGCGCCGGCGGTGGAATTGGTAGGGCGGAGCGAACTTGAGACGCGAAGGGTGAGGCGATGTTGGAGCTAGTGAAAAGATTCTTTAAGACGCGGTATGTCGCGCTGCTGGAAGAGGAAACGGCGCGGCTGCGGGGGGAGAATCGCGCGCTGCTGAATTCGCTGCTGGGGACGGCTGGATTCCCGCCTGTGGAGTTTGCGGAGCCGGTAAAGCCTGTGGAGCTGCCAAGATTGCGGAAGAGGTCGTGGCAGCAGGTGCAGCGAAAGAATGAATTGGAAGCAATGAAGGGGTGACTTGGCGGAGATTGAGGAACCTAAGAGCGGTTGGATCAGGAGAGAAGAAGGAAAATCTAACGCAGAGACGCGGAGAACGCAGAGGTTCGCAGGGAAGAGAAACCCAAGAGCACAGACAGGAGTGTCTGTGCCACAGGGGCGCAGAAGGCACAGAGAGCGCAGAGAAGAGATGATGAGAGATCGTATGGAAAACGCGACTAGAGATTGGGAACCGGGGATGACGGCGCCGGCGGACGGAAATGCGGGAGCGGGAGGCGCAGCGGGAAGGTTCGGAGAGATTCCTCGGTACGAAGGCTCCGCTCGGAATGACGGGCAGGCGAACCAGGCAGTGGCACTGGGGCCGAATTTTGAGGGGTTGGAGGAAGAGCGGCCGGAACTGGTGAACGCGCTGCGGGAGCTGGTGCGGCAGTACCGGCAAGAGGGCATAACGGCGCGGCGGCACGAAATTCGACGGATTCGACAGGCGCGGCTGTTCTGGCAGGGGCTGCAGTATGCCTGGTGGAACCCCAATGACATGAACTGGCACTTGCCGTTTGAGCAGAAGTTCAACGACGACCGCGCGCTGGAAGAGATGCCGCGGTATCAGTTTGTGACCAACTTTTATCAGGGGTTTGGGCTGTCGTTTGTGGCGGTGCTTTCGCAGGATGTGCCGAGCGTGCGCTTCTACCCGCAATCGGCGCAATCGCTGATGGACATTGCCGCGGCGCGCGCGGCGAGCGACGTGTCGGAGCTGGTCGAGCGAAATAACCATGTGGAGCACCTGCTGACGTCCATCGGGTATTTTCTGTGGACGGATGGGAAGCTGGGCGCGTATGTGCGGTACGTGAAGGACGGGCAGCGGTTCGGTTTTCGCGAGGAAGAGATCCTGGCGGCGGTGGAGATACCGCTGGGCGTTGACATGTGGGTTTGTCCCTCCTGCGGAAGGGAGACTCCGGTCGGGGGAAATCAGGGAGTACCGGACGGATATCAGCGATCAGCGACCAGCGATCAGGAGGCAGCAGAAGAGGAATCCCTCGACTCCGGTGTGCAGAAGGCGCAGACCTCCGCGCGGGATGACAATTTCGGACAAGGCGAGGATGACGGAGTGTTGGATGGTGGTGCCGAGGAAGCCCTCACCCCTGAAGGGGTGAGCTACACATGTCCGGGGTGCGGGGCGGAGTTGGGCGAGAAGGGTTGCGGAGGGCCGAGCGGGTGACGGTGCCGCGGGTGGTGGAGACGCGGCGCGTGGCGAACGGCCAGGAAGTGATTTCGATTGCCGGCGGGCTGGAACTGAATACGCCCGTGTGGGCGAATGAGATGCACGAGTATCCGTACCTGCAATGGCAGGCGGAAGTGCACCGCGCAAAATTGAAGGCGGCGTATCCGCTGGCGGCGGGAAAAATCGAGGCGGCGCCATCGCAGGGCCCGGAGGATGTGTACGCGCGCGTGTCGCGGCTAAGCGTGGAGCAAGGGTTGCCGTCGATTCATCCTGGTGACACGCTGATGAACCTGATTACGTTCGACCGCACGTGGCTGCGGCCGTGGGCGTTTTACGGGATCGAGAATGAAGAGGTGCGGAACGAACTGTTGGCGCTCTTCCCGGATGGCTGCTACGTGGGCTTTGCGGGCGATGTGTACTGCGAAGCGCGCAACGAAAGCATGGACGATCACTGGCGCGTGCTGCACGCGCTGCCAGGCGACGGCCAGAACCGGCCGAGCGTGGGCGATTCGCTGGTGCAGGTGCAGGAGCGCTACAACACCCTGAGCAACATGCAGGCAGAGACGTATGAGTACGGAATTCCGCCGATCTATGCCGATCCGCAAGTGTTGGACTTTGATGCGCTGGCGAATCAGGTGGCGGAGCCTGCGGCGCACTTTCCCGCGCGAGCGCGCCCGGGCCAGCCCTTGGCGGCGGGATTTTTCCAGCCAGCGCCGGCGCAGGTGCCTCCGGACATGATTCGCCACCAGCAGGATTTGATTGGGCCGGTGTCGCAATTCTTGACCGGGCTGTTTCCCGCGGTCTTTGGCGGAAACATGGAGGATGTGAAGACGGCGAGCGGGTATGCAATGGCTCGCGACCAGGCAATGGGACGGCTGGGGCTGGTGTGGCGGCGGCTGAAGCAGTTTTATGGCGAAGTGATGTTACTGGGCGTGGACTGCTTCCGGAAGAACCGGCCTGAGGACGTGGATGTGCCCCTGCTGGGGCCGGATGGGACGCTGGACGCGCGCATGATTCGGGTGGGCGATTTGAAAGGGAATATCTGCGTGCATCCGGAGGCGGATGAGACGTTCCCGCGGCTGAAGTCGCAGCAGCGCGGCGTGCTGCAGCAGTTGTTTGCGCTGAAGGATCCGCTGATTCAAGAGGCGTTGTCGGAGCCGGCGAACCTTGGGTACATCAAGAATGTGCTGGGTTTGACGGAGTTGGTGATTCCGGGGGAGGACTCGCGGAATAAACAGTTGCGAGAGATCCAGGTGTTGTTGGGGAGCGCGCCAATTGTGGTGGCAGGGGGAAATCGAAACTCGAAACTCGAAACTCGAAATTCGGAAGAAGGGTCCGAGCCAGATCCGCAACCTGCGCCCATTGTGCTGCCATCGGTGGCCGTGGATGTGCTGCTGGACGAGCATGCGGTGGAGTTTGAGGAGTGCAAGAGGTGGGCGAATTCGGAGGCGGGGCAGTCGGCAAAGATGACGAATCCGGTGGGGTTTGCGAATGTGCGGGCGCACGCGGAAGCGCATTTGCGGGTGATGCAAGCGCAAGCCGCATTGACGGCCTAAGAAGAATTTGGCGTGGCAAGATAACCGCATGAGGACCTAGTTGGATGTGATCTTGCCGAGTAGGGGCGCAGCACTGCTGCGCCCCTACATGGAAAGTCGGAGTGAGCGCGGAGAGTGGGATGGAAACGATTGCGACACAAAGCGGAATGCAAGGTGCGGGTAGGGAAGTGTTTGCGTTGACGGATGAGCAAATATTGGGGATGGAGCCGGAGGGCGAAGTTGCTCGAGGTACGCAAATGACAGACGAGCAACTGTTGGAGACCGCCGGAACGAGCGTTGAGCGAGGCGCGGCGGGACGCTACTGAGCAAGCGAAAGAGGTTGGCGCGCAGGCGCCGCCACAATGGCTGGCCGAGAGGATGCGGGATCCCTGGCATGGGGATGAGGCGAAGGAGTTCTGGGAAGGCGCGGTGCAGGCGAGGCAGGAAGCGGCGGCTTATCGCGAGGCGATTGCGACGCCTGCCGAAGCGCGGGCGCTGAAGGAGATCTATCCCGGTGGAGTGAATGAGGCGAAATCGGCAGCGGAACGTGCGCGGCAGTTGGAGGAGTTTGATGGGGCGTACTTCGGCGCGGCGGGGATGCCGGCGGAGGCGCTGAGCGCTGCGCGGGTGCAATTGGCGCAGAGGTTGATGGAGCAGGATCCGGCGGCGTTCCGGCAGATGGTGGCGGCGGGAGTGCGGTTGCTGGAGGCGGCCGGGGGCCAACGACCAGCGAGCGCTGTAGGTGCAGAAGGAAATGGTGGCAGCGGGCGGTTGGTTGACGGGGCCAGGAAAGGCCTCACCCCTGAAGAGGTGAGCTACAGGGACGGGAACGGCAGACAGCCGGGTGCGGCTGTTGCGCAGCAGGTGCCGCCAGCGTACGTGAATTTTGAGAAGGCCACGAACGCGGAGTTGGAGAAGAGCGTGGGCGGAGCGATTGCGCGAGCGATGGAACAGGCGCTGCCGAATCTGAGGAGCCTGGATCGAGCGGGGCGAGACGCGGCTTCGCAGGGCACACCATTACAAGAGAGATTGGGCGCGGCGGTCCGCGAGGATGTGGAAGCGGCGCTGAAGAGCGACGCGCAACTGGGTGAGCAGGTGGCAAAAATTCTTGGAGCGCGGCGGTTTGACGATGCCACGCGGGCTCAGGTAGTGCGGGTGATTGATGCGCGGGCACAACAGTTGGTGCCAGGCGCGGTGAAGCGGGTGGTGGGGAGTTGGACGACGGCGACACTGGGGACAACAGGGAAGAGCCGCGCGGCGGAAACGGGATCTGGTGCTTGGCGGTCGGCGGGCGAATCCGCTGCGAGGCCTGCGCCGCAGACTGGGAAGAACAAGCCGAGTTCCGGACGAAATGAGAGATCGGAGCCTCGCGCTGGCGCACGAACGGGGAACCGAGGACGGGTGGATTACGGGAAGTTGAGCGACGAACAAATTTTGGAGCTGTGAGAGAGTGTTTGCCGCAGAAAGAACAAGAACAGAGGGATTGTGACGTTCGATCGTAAGAGCCCACTCTTCGCAAAATACGCGAAGGATGGGGCACCCTCAAGATCAGGGGTAGGGCGGCGTATGAGGGGAAACCCAAGAGCACAAGCATGAGTGCCTGTGCCACAAAAGCAAAAGACAAGCCACAGGGCGCACAGATCGGCCCCTGCAACAACGGAGTTTTGGCGCCTTCTCGCAAGACGCCTGCCTGCCCTTCTGAAGCGGGGCAGCACATCTAAGGAGAAACAACAATGCCAGCACAAGCAAACGCGAATGTCATCGCGTTGCAGCTCGAGAAGGTGCGC